ATCATCACGCAGCAGGAGCCGGATCAGCTTGTTCTTGGCAGTCGTATAACTGCCGGTTGTAAACAGAGACAGCCTCGCTTCCTGCACATCGACGCCGGGGGCGTTATCCGCATGAAGGTCGAAGGTATCGGAAAGAGGAATGATAACGAGATACTGTTCCGGGGCCTTGTCCGAGAAGATGCCTGTTTCCACGGGGATATCCAACTCGGCAAGGGTTGTTTGTAAATCCTCAAGCAGACTCATTTGCTTTGCACCTCCTCCTCAAGTTTTCGCTTCATCGCCTCGATTGCGGAAGACTTGGACGCCGATTTCGCCGGTTTCAAGAACGGTTTTGCCGGTTGCCCGTGCCATCCGTATTCGAGGATGTTGGCGATCTTGGCGTTGCTGTCACCGTCACGACGAGGCTCCGCAAAGCCGACCTTCACATTGTGATTGCCTTGCCGGTCGAGCTTTACTCCGGAAGTGCCCAGAGCCGATAGAAGCTGACCTGTAGAGCGGGACTCGACCTTTGTGCCTTTGCCGATAACACCTGCGAGATTGGAGCGGACCCGTGCTTCGACAACTTCGGCTCCGGCATTGAGCACTCTTTCGGCCATGCCGTCCTCGTCAGAGGCAAGGTGGGCCAGCTTTTCCAGAAAGTCATCCGGCATTTTGATATCCACTTTAGCCACTGGTCGCCACCACCTTTTTTGCAAGGACCTCTGTGTATATGCCACGGCCTTTCACGTCTTCAACGGAGATGATGTTGAACCGTTCTTCGTTGCACAGGATGAAGTGGCCCGTGGTGATCTTCAGGTCCGGTATTGTGCGGAAGCGGAATAGGTCGGTTGCCTCGGAAAAAGCAGCGAGGTTTGCCCATCGCTCGGAGCCGTGCCGACCTTCCCGATAGACACGGATAAGGGCGAGGACTGTTTCCCGCTTGGAGGAAAAGCCCTCGCTATCCTTGACGTTTCGGATTTCCGTAATTTCTGCAAAGGTGTTCATCTTTCCAAAGCTCATGTCACACCTTCCAATCTCGGTCGAGCCGCAGAAGTAGATTGACCGTATTCCATACCTGCTGACCGGCTTGCACGTTATCGGCAAAGAAACCGCCGGTCGAGCCATCCCTCGATTCGTAGAAATGGCTTGCCAGCATGATCACTGCTTGTTCCGTGGTCGACGGCATGGGGTGCTCGGAGTAGTAACCTTCACTGATGTGCTGATAGCTTTCGGCATAAGAAACGGCAGCGGTGATAAAGCTCGAAAGCAAATCATCGTCTGCCGAATGGGAAAGAATCAGATTCTGTTTTACCCGTGCGAGTAAATCATCCATCACCGCTGCCTCCTTTCGTTAAGATCCGGATTTCATCTGGAGCAGCTTGATGGCTTCAGGAAGGACCAGCTTGCCATCGACACGCTCCTTGGCCACGAAGCCGATCATGCCGTTACCGGCAAAGAGCTCCTTGAGCTCTGCGAAGGAACGGGTGCCACGATCTCCGATGTTGTAGTAGCTGAAATCACCGAAAGCGACAGCGGTGCCGCCAGCAGTAGGAACCGGGAAATACGGAGAGGTGTAGACCTTATAACCCAGCACACGATCCGGTTCACCGGCCTGCAGCGAAGGCTGCCAGAGATACTGGCCGTTGTTATCCTTCAGCTTGCGAAGTTCAGCGATGCAGACATCGTTTGCGAGGAATACCGCATTCTTGCGGTAAGGACGCTTCAGAGAGTACACGAGGTTGATAATCTCATCAGCAGTAACCTTGGTGCTGGAAGCAGTAGTAACGCCAACCTGTGCGCCGCCGGTTTCAGCCAGAATGCCAAGAGGCTGGCCGACGCCGGTGCCGTTGATGAAGGCATCTTCCTCGGCATTGGACAGAGCCTTGCCGAACTGCGTAAGGATGTAGTTCTCAAGGTTGAAGGCGTTGTCGTACAGGAGCTCTTCAGTGACCTTGATCGCCACATGGAGCTTGTGAGCGTCGAGGATAATCTGGTCGAAGGTTGGTGGCTGCGATGTTGATCTTGTGCTCACCGCTGGTGGTGATGTTAGTGCCGAGGGTACGCATGACATTCTCCTCGGTCAAGATGTCGATCAGGCGTTTGTCGTACTCGTCAGGAACGAGGTAACCGCCCTGCGGGTCAATACCCTCCTGAAGCACGTTGCTGATCTGACGGAAGTTGGTTCTCATGGCCTGAAGCAGGGCTTTCTTGTACTCATCGGAAGCACGACCGGTCTTGGCGGCCTTGTCTCCATCGGCCTTCATGGGCTTGCCGGTGAGGGGCTTGGACGTGGGCTTGCTGAGTTCCGCTTCGATCTCCTCACGACGCTCCATGCGATGGATGCTGTCGGTGAGCTGTGCGACCTCGGTTTCCATATCCTTATAGGTCTTGTCGTCTTCGGCAGAAAGAGTGCCCTTGTCGGTGGTGTGGGTGTCGAGGAAGGTGTCCATCATACCCACGAGCTTGTTGCGCTTTTCACGCATCTCAGTAATAGTCATCGTAAATTACCTCCATTAAATGAATTTTTTGATGGTGTTCAGCTGCTCTCTGAGCTCTGTCACGGAGCGGCCTTGGGGTTTATCCGGCTGGACCGGTCTTGCATTGATCCTGCATTTCTCCGCAATCTTTCCCATCAGGGAGTTCATTACGGCTATCTCCGAGAACATCACGGGGACCGCAGGCTGGGAGTCATCATCGGATACCTCCTCACGGGAAAGCACATCGTCTATGAAGCCGAGCTCCATAGCCTTGTTTGCGTTCATCCATGTTTCGGCATCCATCAGATGGGAGATCTTCGCACGGGAGAGGCCGGTCTTGATTTCGTAGGCGTTCATAATGCTTTCCTTGACCTCGGAGAGCATTTCGATTGCCTTTTCCATCTCGGCCTTGTCGCCCATAGCGATGGTCATGGGGTTGTGGATCATCATCATGGACACAGGCGACATCAGCACTTTGGTACCGGCCATAGCAATGACGGATGCCGCTGACGCTGCAATGCCGTCGATTTTCACGGTCACGTCGCCCTTGTAATCGATCAGCATGTTGTAGATCTGTGCTGCGGCCACACAGTCGCCACCCGGCGAATTGATCCAAACGGTGATATCGCCGCTGCCGGAATTCAATTCCTCCTTGAAAAGCTGCGGTGTGACGTCATCGTCAAACCAGCTTTCCTCTGCGATTGTCCCGTTTAGGTACAGGGTCCTCTGTGCCGGAGTCGTCTCCGTCTGTGCCTGATTCTTCCACTTCCAGAACTTCTTCATCGGTGTTTTCCTCCTTTCCGTCATCGTTCTGTGTATTTGCAAACGCTCCGGCATTGGCCAGCGGGAGCATGTTGCCGTTGATAAGGTAGAGATCACCGCCAGCCTCGGCAGGGATACGGTCGAGGTTTTCAAGCTCACGGATGTCGTTTGCACTCATCCAGCCGTTCTGCCTTGCGGTGGCGTAGCCGTTCATGCGGCTTTGGTAATCTCCACGGAGCAGACCCTCCAAGTTGAACTTCACGAAATACGACTTCTTTTCTTCCGGGGTGAGAAGCGTCCGCATGATGGATTGCTCCCAGCGGATCACCCACGGGTCAAGGGTGTATTTCACGAACTCCAAGGACTGCTGCTCAATATTAGAAAAGCTCGACTTTTCGAGGTCACCGACCATGTGCGGTGGTACCCTGAAAATTCGAGCGATTTCGTTGATCTGGAACTTTCGTGTCTCAAGGAACTGTGCCTGTTCCGGGGAGATAGAAATAGGCGTATATTTCATGCCTTCTTCCAGCACGGCGATTTTGCCGCTGTTCTGGGAGCCTCCGAATTGAGACTGCCATGCCTCCCGGACACGCTGCGGGTCCTTGATGGTTCCGGGGTGTTCCAGTACACCGGAAGGAGCCGCACCGTTGGCGAAGAACTTAGCTCCGTATTCCTCGGTGGCGATGGCAAGGCCGATGGCGTTCTTGGCCATTGCAATCGGGCTGTAGCCGACGAGCCCGTCAAATCCGAGGCCGGGAATGTGAAGCACGTCCGTGGGCTTCAGTATGACCGTTTCATTCTTGCCGCCGATCTCGTCCGTGGAGCGAAGGTACTGGTAGTAGAGCTGGCCGTTTTCGTCCCGGTCTACGCTCATTTTGTTTGGCATCAAGGGATACAGTGCCATGACCTCGCCCTTGCTGTTTCTGATGATCTGAGCATAGGCGTTGCCCCAGAGGAGCAGGTGCGTCATAAGCGTTTCCCGGAAGACGAAAGAACTCATCTCCGGATTCGGCTCGTCATGCAGAATCAGGTACAGCGAATGGTCGATAGCTTTTTCCTTGCCGCCGTCGCTGTTGTATCGGTAAACATGAAGCGGGAGCCCTGCGATAGCCTCGGCCAGAATACGGACGCAGGAGTAAACCGCCGTCATCTGCATGGCACTGCGTTCCGTTACCGTTTTGCCGGAGGTGCTTCCACCCATGTAAAAGGTGTAGCGGGACCCGGCTGTACTGTCGGTGGGCTTGTCTCTGGATTTGAATAGTCCGCTGAAAATACCCATATCACATCACCGTCCTTTCATAAAAATAAAAGACCACGAGTATCATAGACGCTCTCGGTCGTATCGTTGCCGCACCGGATGGCACGGTCCAAAGCCATGACAGTTGCCACTGCACCGTCGATTTTCTCTGTAGACTTTTCCTTGTCCGGCTTGATATTACCGGCAGGATCGGTCCGTACATAGATGTTGTCCATCATCCAGCGGAGCACCGGGTGGCCGCCATGGGCGATGCGCTCCTCCAAGACCAGCTTCATCAGCTCTTTGGTCGGAGGGCTCATGTCCTTGAATCCCTGTCCGAAGGGAACGACCGTGAAGCCCATACCCTCAAGGTTCTGGACCATCTGCACGGCTCCCCAGCGGTCAAAAGCGATCTCACGAATGTTGAACCGTTCGCCCAGCTGCTCGATGAACCTTTCGATATAGCCGTAATGGACCACGTTGCCTTCAGTGGTCTGCAGGAAGCCTTGGCGTTCCCACACATCGTAAGGAACGTGATCCCGGTTGACCCTCTGGTCGATGTTTTCTTCCGGTATCCAGAAGTACGGAAGGATCACAAACTTGTCGTCCTCGTCCAGCGGAGGGAAGACCAGCACGAAGGCGGTAATATCAGTGGTGGACGAAAGATCAAGACCGCCGTAGCAGACCCGGCCTTCGAGGTTGTCTTCGCTGGTGGCAAAGGCGCAGCGGTCCCATTTCTCCATCGGCATCCAGCGCACAGCCTGTTTGACCCACTGGTTAAGCCGGAGCTGCCGGAAGGAGTTCTCCTCGGCAGGGTTCTGCTTTGCCGACTCACAGGCCGCTCGAACCTTGTCGATGCCAACTGTGATGCCGAGCGAGGGATTTGCTTTCTTCCAGACCTTCGGGTCCGTCCAGTCGTCGTTTTCATCGGCACCGTAGATGACCGGGTAAAAAGTCGGGTCAATCTTGCGGCCCTCGATGATGTCTTTTGCCTTCTGGTGCGTTTCATAGCAGATGGATTTAGTGTCCGTACCGGCTGTGGTAATAAGGAAGTAAAGCGGCTGCATACGAGCGTCGCCGGAGCCCTTGGTCATAACATCAAAGAGCTTCCGGTTGGGCTGGGTGTGCAGCTCGTCGAACACCACGCCGTGGATGTTGAAGCCGTGCTTCGAGTAGGCCTCTGCCGACAGGACCTGATAAAAGCTGTTTGTCGGCAGGTACACGATCCGCTTTGTGGCAGTCAGAATTTTGACCCTGCGGTTGAGGGCCGGACACATCCGGACCATGTCGGCTGCGACCTCAAAAACAATCGAGGCTTGCTGCCTGTCCGCAGCGCAGCCATAGACCTCTGCACGTTCCTCACCGTCGCCGCATGTGAGCAGGAGTGCGACCGCAGCCGCAAGCTCCGATTTGCCCATCTTCTTGGGTATCTCAATGTAGGCGGTGTTG